AAGCCGCAGGAGATGCGGACAAGTTTGATAATAAAGACAACGCTTCCGCTGGACGCCGAGTAAGAAAAGCTTCTATGCAGGCTATAAAAGACTTGCGCGATTTGAGAAAACAAGTTATGGACGAACTTAACAGGCGTAAATCTGATGAAGAATAATGTCCTATCGATTATCAAAACAAGAAATATTAAAAGAAGTTGTTAAGTCTGGAAAAGACGCAAGTTATTTCTTGAACAACTATGCAAGGATCTCGCATCCATTACATGGTCAGATCCCATTTAAAACATATGACTTTCAAAATGACTTATTATATGATTTTAGCGATTATCGTTTTAATATTGTTTTAAAGGCTAGGCAGCTAGGCATATCTACAATTGTTGCAGGTTATGTTGCATGGATGATGATGTTCCATCGCGACAAGAATATTCTTGTAATTGCTACAAAATTTACAACTGCTGCAAACTTAGTTAAAAAAGTAAAATCAATAATTAAATACTTACCAGAGTGGATGCAGATTGCAAATATTAGCATAGACAATAGAACATCATTTGAGCTTTCAAATGGATCTCAGATCAAAGCTTCTTCGACTTCAGGCGATGCCGGTCGATCAGAGGCTCTTTCTTTATTGGTAGTTGACGAGGCCGCCCACGTCGAAGGCTTGGAAGAGTTGTGGACAGGTTTGTACCCTACCCTGTCAACTGGTGGTCGTTGTATTGCCCTGTCAACTCCAAATGGTGTGGGTAACTGGTTTCATAAAACATATACTCAAGCGGCTGAAGGCGAAAGTGACTTTAAAACTACATGTTTGGCTTGGGATGTACACCCAGATCGTAATATGGAATGGTTTGAAAAAGAAACTAAAAACATGTCTCGACGTGAAATTGCTCAAGAGTTAGAGTGCAACTTCAATACTTCTGGAGAAACTGTAATCCACCCAGAGGACATTAACAGAATCAAAGAAACTTTACACGAACCAAAACACAGAACTGGATTTGATCGTAATTTTTGGATTTGGGAAGAATATGATCCAACATTTAGTTATTTATTGGTTGCTGATGTGGCTAGAGGTGATGGTGCCGATCACTCCACATTTCATATTTTAAAACTGGAAACTATGGAATTTATAGCCGAATACCAGGGCAAACCAAATCTTGATATGTACTCCATGATCCTTAATAATGCTGGTAGAGAATACGGAAATTGTCTTTTGGTAGTAGAAAATAATAGTTTAGGAATTGCAATTTTAGAAAAGCTTAAAGATTTAGAATATCCCAATATTTACTACTCTATTAAGTCTACTCATGAGTATGTTGAGCAATATCAAGCCGAGGCTCTTAGTAATTCGGTTCCTGGGTTTACAACCTCCTCAAAGACTAGACCATTAATTATAGCTAAATTAGAAGAATTCATACGCAATAAACTAATTACCATATATTCTTCTCGTTTTTTGAATGAAATGACAACTTTCATATGGAATAACGGGAAGCCACAAGCGATGAGGGGTTATAATGATGATTTAGTTTTAGCTGCAGCCATCGCCTGTTGGGTCAAAGACACTGCACTAGAAGTTAATGAAAAAGACATAGAATATACAAAAGCATTCTTAAGTTCAGTTTCAAAAGCTTCGTCAGAATTGAACACTACAATTTCTGGTATGCACGGATTCAACAAAGGCAATAATTTGGACAAAAAGTTAAAAGAATATCATCAACAACGCCAACAATTTCCCTGGATTTTTAAAGGATAAATAAATGCCACCCAATAGAAGATATAACAATCCAAGAAATCAAACATCAGAACTTTTTAAAAGACTGACAAGATTGTTTTCTGGACCTTTAGTTAATTATAGGCAGCAAAACATAAGAAGATATCGCCGTCGCGACTTAGATAAGTTTAAGTTCACATCAGCCAGCGGCCAAGAATTTAAAAAGTCAACATATAACCCCTATTCTTCTATACAGTCTGAATTGATGGTTAACCAAGATCGCTCTATGCGATACGTTGATTTTGATCAAATGGAGTACACTCCTGAAATTGCTTCTGCATTGGATATTTATGCAGATGAGATTACAACATCTTCTGATATACAGCCAATGATGAAGATTAAATGTCCAAATGAAGAAATCAAGGGTGTGCTTCACGCGCTATATCACAATATTTTAAATTTAGAATATAATCTTTTTAGTTGGTCACGAACGATGTGTAAGTATGGCGACTTTTTCGTTTATATTGATATTGACGACTCGCTTGGGATTACCAAGGCTATTGGATTGCCATCTACTGAAATAGAACGCCTGGAAGGTCAAGATGAAACAAACCCAAACTATGTACAGTTTCAATGGAACTCCGGTGGAATAACTTTTGAAAACTGGCAAGTTGCTCATTTCCGTGTTTTAGGCAATGATAAATACGCACCCTACGGAAGTTCTGTGCTTGAACCCGCACGTCGTATTTGGAGACAGCTTACACTACTAGAAGATGCTATGATGGCTTATCGTATCGTAAGATCTCCTGAGAGGCGTGTGTTCTATATTGATGTTGGTAACATTCCACCTCAAGACGTTGAACAGTTTATGCAAAAGGCGATCACTTCTATGAAAAGAAATCAAGTTGTTGATTCTACGACTGGAAAGGTTGATCTTCGATACAATCCAATGTCGATCGAAGAGGATTATTTCATACCAGTTCGCGCCGGCGTAAGCTCTAGGGTTGAGTCTCTTCCTGGCGGAACATACACTGGGGATATTGATGATGTCAAATATCTTAGAGAAAAATTATTTTCTGCATTGAAGATACCACAATCATATTTGGCAATGGGAGAAGGTGGCCAAGAGGATAAAACAACTCTTGCTCAAAAGGATGTTCGCTTCGCAAGAACAATCCAGAGACTACAAAGAGTTATAATTGCAGAACTTGAAAAAATTGGTGTTATTCACCTTTATACTTTGGGCTATCGTGGTCAAGACTTGGTATCCTTTAAACTATCTCTCAACAATCCGTCTAAAATTGCAGAGTTACAAGAATTAGAGCATTGGAGAACTAAGTTCGAAGTTGCCGGCGCCGCAACAGAAGGTTACTTTAGCCGTCGCTGGGTTGCTGAAAATGTATTTGGAATGACACATGAAGAATTCATAAGAAATCAACGTGAAATGTTTTATGACAGAAGATTCGATGCTGCGCTTGAACAAGAAGCCGAAGCTGTTGCTGCTGATGCAGAGGCCGGTTTAGGCGGCGGTGGAGACGATCTGGGGCTTGGGCCTGAAGGTGAAGCCGGCGGTGAAGACGATCTTGATTTAGGCGGAGATGAAGCCGGCGGCGAAGAGGATCTTGGCGGTGGGGATGAGGATACTTTATTGGCAGAGCCAGCAAAAAGAAAGGACGATATCGATGGCGATATAGTAAAAACTAGAACTGGAAGAAAAGCTTTTAAGCCAACGGGTACTAAAGAACATTACACAGCCAACTCAAAAGGCAAAGCATACAAACCGAAAACATCGCCAAATTATGCCGGCAGTGCTAGACAGAGAAGTATTAAAGGTTCTTATAACCGGGAATTGGCAACAAATACAGCAAGGAATACCCATAAAGGTTTATCCGACATCTTTAGCCTAGCAAAAGGTATTTTTGAGCAGCAAGAATCTACTTATAACAAACTAGAAGAAGAGAAGTTGTTTGAAGTCACAAAACAAGTTGAAGAATTAATAGGTCAGTTGGAGCTAAAAGATGAAACTTAAACATAATAAGAAACGTAACACTGCATTTTTGTATGAAACATTAATTGTTGAATTGACAAAAACAACAATTTCTGAACATCATGATAAGAAAGAAGTTATTTTAGAGATTTTGAATAGCTATTTTAAAGTTGGCATGCCATTGCGTCAAGAGTTAGAATTATATAATGCTATTAATGAATCTCAAGATTTGGAATCGAGAATAGCTGAAAAGTTAATTCTTGAAGCAAAAAGACAGTATGCTTTCTTTAATCATCAGCACATCTTTGATCAACAGACTGAACTAATTAACACAATTAATAAATCTTTACACAAAGATGTATTTAACAATTTTGTTCCTGATTACAAAAACCTCGCAACTATTGCTCAGATGTTAAATGTCAATACACCTATAAAACGCAAGGTCATATTAGAACAGAAATTAATTGAAAAATTAACATCACGCGCAGAATCGGCTCAAGAAAAAATGCAACCAATAGACAACTTGGTATATAAAACTTTTGTTTCAAAATTTAATGAACACTACACAGAGCTACACGAAGAACAGAAGCAGTTGTTAGAAAAATATATTTTTTCATTTTCTGATAATAGCGTGTCTTTAAAGGTTTATTTAAACGAAGAGATTGATCGACTTAAAAGTAAAATTAAAAACTCTCTAAAATTGAAAGAGATAAAAGAAGACGTTAATATGAGCAAATCAACAAAAGATGTACTCAAGATGATGGAGTCTTTCAATGCGCTCCCAGTTGATATTACACTTGTCAAGAAAGTTTTAAAAATTCAGAACCTTGTTAGAGAGATAAGTAACTAATGGCTATTAAAATTACAATTCGTGGCCCTGGTGATGAAGAAGAACAGCTAGCAACTGATGAAAAACCAACTCAAATTACTATGGAGCTTCAGGCTCGCAAAACTTTAAATGGCGATATTATGATCTTTGATCATCCTGAGATTGATATAGCAATTATGGTTGAAAAAAAGAAGATTTTAGCCATGGCCAAAGAATTGATGGACGATTCGGTATATGAAACCCAAAATCATATGTTTAGATATCTTAAAAAGCGCGGCATAATTGAATTTGACAGTGTTAAAAGTGGCAATGTATATGGTTCAATGGAAGCGACTATACAAGAATCCAAAATGGACGGGGTAGACTCAATTCAGTCGGCCCTTTTTAACGTAGGAAGGTTTATGGAATCCGAGCGTCCTTATTATGAATATGAGAAGGCACGCGAAGAGCAAGAAGAACAGGCATTGATAGCTCCAGACGCACAAAACTCTACAGAGCTTGGCGAGGTTCCACAAGAATCAGAAAAGGGTTCTATTCGTCCTGGCTGGGTGCGTGGCCCATACGCGCTATACGATTTGTATAGGTCATAGAGGTGTATGTTGTCATTAATATACTTTGTTTTAGCAGCATATGGTTTAACTCAAATCCTTATATACGGAAAAATATTTGATAAGTTAAGGCCAACAACTGGAAAGACAGGAGAACTGTTTCATTGTCCCATGTGCATGGGATTTTGGGTTGGTGTATTTTTGTTTGGCATTAATGCATATACAGAACTATTTACATTTGAGTATACAATTGCTAATTTATTTATTTTAGGTTGGCTTTCTTCGGGAACATCATATGTGCTCAGTATGCTATTTAACGATGATGGAATTCAAATTTCAAGGGAGTGAGTATGAACAGGGATTATTGGACACAGAAGTGGATGCTTCAGCCAGTTCGCAACTGTAAGAAGGGCTGTTAGCTCGGGCGGGTAACGCCCGCTTTATTTTTTATTAAAAGGAAACAAAAACAATGAGTAGATGGGGAAGACCAATTAAAAATAAGAAAAGAAGTGATCCAAGATACTTCTTGAATGAACAACAGGAAGAGGAAGAACGACGCGATCCATCCGGCGACCGTGCCAGTCCCGAAGAAGGCGGCCCAGACGCCCAATTGGATGAAAAAGAAGTTTTACCACTGATCCAAAACTTTTATAAGGCTATGTATGAATTTCGAGACGGAGTGCGATCTTCCCGCAAGGGATATGGAGAGAATTGGGTCCAGAAAAACGCTGCCACCATGATGAAAAGAGCTGGTGATCAAGAACAAAATATTAAGGGGTGGTTCTTCGGAGTCACCGGTCGTGGTATATATCAAGCAGCGCGCGCAATGGCGCCCGTTTACGCTGATATTAGAAAAGGCGCACGAGGATCTGCTAACTCGATAGATGTCATCGCACATCACGCCGGCGATATGGCAGAGAAGTTTTTGAAGCAAACAAAGGGCACGAAAGCTAAATTGCAATTTCTACAACAATTTGACGAGATAACCAAAGAATACTTTGAAAACACCGAGAGGTTTGGAAAAGGGCATATACTGTGAAAGTACTTTTACGAGAATATTATGAATTATGTGAAGGCGGTGTTTGCCAAGATCTTTTAACTGAAGACGAAAAAAGATATGTGGCAAATGGCGGCATGATGTTGTCTGGCAAACTGCAAGAGGCAGATGTTCAGAATGGCAATGGCCGGGTATATCCTCGTAATGTACTGGTGCGAGAAATTAAGAACTATAAAAAATTAGTAAAAGAGAATAGAGCGTTGGGTGAATTAGATCATCCAGATGATTCTGTTATCAACCTTAAAAACGCATCCCATATGGTAACAGATGTTTGGTTTGATCAACAAAACCCAAACGCAGTTATGGGAAAGGTTAAAGTTTTAAATACCCCATCGGGACAAATTTTAAAGTCTCTAGTAGAGTCTGGCGTAAAGCTTGGAATTTCGTCTAGAGCATTAGGTTCTGTACAAGAATCTATGGGCAAGACCGTAGTTCAGGAAGATTTACAATTAATCTGTTTTGACTTCGTTTCTGAGCCCTCAACACCAAATGCCTTTATGCAACT